AGGTGGTACTATTGCTCCGAATGGAAAAATTTACGGCTTTCCTAATGGTGTGACAGGCATGTTGGTGATAGATACAAACAATCCAACAGTACCATCTTATGTAAATGTTCCAACGCTTGGATACCACGCAGGTGTAATAACTCCCGAAGGAAAAATATATTTAAATCCTTTCTCTACGACTGTTGGTACTATTGTTGACACCACCAGCAATTCGGTAACCACATACACTCCTTCCAGTCCCTCGTTCCCAAATCTTCCATCAACTGGAAGTTATGTAACAGGAGCACTTGCGGCAAATGGAAAAATTTATCTTACCCCTTGGACTGCAACAGTTGGTTGTATTATCGATCCTTCCACAAATACCATAACCACATGGGGAAGCAATGCTATATTTTCGGGAGCCAGTGCTTTTCACGGAACTGTAGTTGCTCCCAATGGTAAAATATACATAATACCATCAACATCCACCTCTTGTGTAGTTGTCAATCCTATCATAAATAATAATTTTAATATAAATGTATTAACAGCACCATTCAGAAACAATAGTAATTAAATAAAATCATGAGCTTACCACAAGATGCAGCAAAGATGGCACGAGATGGGGGAATACAAACTCCCAAACTCGCCCCTAATGCTTTTACCACGGACAAAATTTTTCAAATAGGGCAAGGAGAATTTATAGGCCGAGACAATCTGCAAAGTGGAACGGGAAATGTAGGTGCCACTCAAAGCTATCCAGATATCAGTCTCACAAGCGCATTGAGCGCACCTTTTGATGCTACCACAGCATTTAGGAGTTTGAGTGCTTACCTGAATCAGGTTGCCGCAACAAATACAAGTCCTGCTAGTGTATGGACAAATGAAGTTATCAACAAATTTTCTGGAAGTGTTATGTTTGAAGGTGCAACACTTGCTCCGAATGGTTGTTTATATTTGATACCTGGCGATGGCGGAGCAAACGTAATTGCCAAATTTAATCCCAACGACAATTCCGTTTCAACTATTGCAACGATATCTGTTAATGGAACTCGAAGTTACACAGGAAGTGTATTGCATCCAAATGGAAAAATATATCTTATACCTCATGATGCCACAGTTTTCAGATTTATCGACCCTAGCAACGATACAGTTACTACGTTTGGAACATATGTTATTAATCCAGTTTTACAGGATTCTTATAGTAGCGGAGTAGTTGCTCCAAATGGTAAAATATATTGTTCGCCTCATGATGCCACAGTTGGGAGATGGATAGATCCCAGCACAAATACTATAACCACATTCAGTTTTCCTTTAGCAAATATTAATACTGCTTATGGTCAAGCACTTTTAGGACCAAACGGAAAAATTTATTTTATACCTATAGCCCAAACTGTATGGTCTATGCTGGATCCTAACAATGATACGATAACTGCTGTTGCAACGTATGGTGCAAATTATGGAGCAGTATTGGCTCCAAATGGTTTTATTTATTGTACAGGAACTCCATCTTTTAAATTTAATCCTAATGATAATACAATAACAACCTTTAATTTTAATTATGTAGGAAATTCAAAAGGAACATTACATCCTAACGGAAGAATATATTTTATAACAACACAAAACACACAAATTGCAGTGATAGATCCCAGCAATGACACAGGTACATATATTTACACAGGATTTCCGTTAGCTGCATATAATGATATCACATTACTGCCCAACGGAAAATTGTTTCTTACACCTTATACCTCTACTCAGTCAAACTACATAAATAATAATACAAACAATAATTTTAACCAAAATGTTTGCCTTAGTCCTTTTATTAATACCAATTAAATAATTCTATGCCAACTCCTGCATTATCCGCCGCCAGAATGAGACGCAATTTGGGTGTAACCACCCTCAAATTAGCGAACAATAGCGTTACGTTTGACAAGATTCAGCAACTGGAAGCTAGTAAATTTCTGGGTCGCACCACTAGTGGAACAGGCAATCCTGAACAGGTAAACCAATTTTTGCACATGAAGGTGCCATCTTGGACAGATGGTGGCTATGTTACAAATTTTGCTCTTCTCAGTGCCTATTTGGATGGTATAATACGAAGCAATAAAAATAATGTTTCAGGTTTTAATCAAAGTACGCAAGTTACCGTTAATGCGTCTTTTGTAAACGATAAACATGCATATCAAGGAGGAGTGTTGCATCCAAATGGAAAAATTTATTTGACTCCATATGATGCCACATTAATGGCAACTATAGATCCTGTGACAGATACTGTAGATTTCCCCATAACCATATCATCATCATATCAAGTGGGGGCTTATATCGGAGGTTGTGTCACTCCAAACGGAAAAATAGTTCCATTTAATTATTTTTCATCACTTGTTCGTATTATAGATCCATCAAATAATACTGTAAAAGTAATAGGAACTATTGGTGTATATACTTCGGATCCTACTCTTGCAGGTTCTTATTATGGTGGTACTTTGGGTCCTAATGGAAAAGTTTATTTATCCCCCAACCCTCAAGCCGGCTCACCCCCATCTTCCACAGGAAAAGGTGGGACAGTTTTTTATTATATTGATCCTGTGGCAGAAACTGTTGTGGGGTTTGCCACAATTCAGTTGAATGGAACAGGAACTAATAGCGGAGGGGCCACCAATGCGGGCCGGTTTATTGCTGGTATGGACGGAAATATTTATGGAGGGGGTGCTTTATATATAAATCCATCTAATAATACCATAACAACATTTTCTCCATCTCAAGGATTTGGCTATGCTTTTGCCACTTTACCTAATGGTAAAATAATAACAGCAGGTGAGATTTTTGATCCTTTTACAAAAACTACTACCCTTATTAATATACCTTTTAATTCAACCCCATTTTCAGCGAATCTTTTACCGAATGGAAAAGTTATGTTTGGTCCTGGTTATAGTACTCTGGTTACTATTGTAGATCCTGAAAATCTGTCCGCGACAGTAGTAGCAACAGTAGCTGCTCCAGTATCAACAGGTGGAACAACAACTCCGGCTTGGTATGGAGGCATTTTGGCTCCAAATGGGCACGTGTATCATTTACCATTTGGATCTACAAAATTTTTGAAAATTTTGTGCAATTTTAATAATAATTTTAACAATAATGTATTAACAAACCAAATAACCAACAAACCCTGGCTATGATTAAATCATATATAGATTTTTGTAATTATTACATATTTAACGATTCTACACTAAGAATGGTTCATAAAAATCAAACTGTGGAAGGTCAAAATATACCTGTTAACCCTCCACCTAGCTTTGATTATTCAAAATTTGAAAATTGGAGTCAAAAAATACAAAAAGAAGTGTCTGAAGGAAAAGCCGTGATAGTTAAATTAAACGATTGTCCTGAATTTTATGATTCTTATTGGAATTCTGTTTTAGAAAAACAAAAACAACTGATTTACGAAAGCAATTGGACTCAACTTAGGGATGCAAATCTGCCAAATAATTCTGAATGGATTCAATATAGAAAAGATTTATTCGATATTCCGGAAAAATACAAAAATAATCCTTGTGGTGTGGTGTGGCCAGTAAAGCCATCTTAATTATTTTTAAGCAAGGCAACATAAATTCCATTTCGCCAAGCTTCTTTGCTTCTTGGAAGTAGAATTTTTTCATAAATTATCTCAAAACCTGATTCAGCTATTCCTTCCATGGTTCCAAACACCACATCCATGCTGTTAGAGTAGTCATCACAATAATATATAAAATATTCTTTCATGTATTTCTTATAATGTGTAAGAGCCATTTTTTGTGCTTCCCTTGAATGGCAACCATCGTAAAAATACACATCAAATTTTTCATTTAAATGATCCAATATTCCTTTGGAAAAGCTGTCATTATCAACAATAATACTGGGTTTGTTTGCACTCTTTAATTTTTGTAAAAATTCTTCCTTGCCACCATATTCACTCCAATTGTCCACACCCACATAAACATTCGGGGTATTCTTCCACAATCCCGCAATAAACGTTGCACCTTTATAAACACCAACCTCCAAATAATTGCATTTGTATAAACTTGCAAGATTATTGGCCAGATGTTTTGTGGCAGAACAGGTCATGCCATCCACTTTAAGATCAATATATTCTCCGTCTATTTTTGAACTTCCAAAATCTGCATTTTTCATGCTGTATAGCATGTGTTGCAAAAGGTAGTATGGGTGGTTGGTTTCAAATGAAACAGGCACATCATTTCCTTCAATAAGATTTTTGAATCTATCCTTGTTTTCCAAAAGATACTTTGGAAAGGTATCATCCAATTCCACTTTTTCCACAACATAACCGATCCGACCAAACACATCTGTTCCCTCTTTTATAGCATCCGATATGCCTCGCTCAGTATATGCAACTCCCGAATCTCTATATTCGTTGTGAGCAAAACTTTGTATTTTTTTCAAAACATTTTTGGGTCCGCCCATGCTGGTAAAATGCCATCCTGCATCATATATGCGAGGAAGGGTTTGAGATCGAATGTTTCGGTAATGTTGCAAATCTTGATTCTGTTTGTATTGGATAAATTTTAGAGCCACTGTTCCATCATTGTGCAACTGATTAGGAGGAGCAATAACATGATTATGAAACGATCCACTATACATGGTGGAACATAATGTGACAGGAAATTGATCCTCCCTCCTGCTTTTAAGCTTCTCCACAATCTCTTTTCTAGGTATTTCATCCAAATCCGAGAGCAAAAGAATATCTTCCTCATTCAAATTAACAGGTATTTTCTCACTCAAAGCTCGACGATGATCATTTTCAATACTCCAACTATCCGTATGTTTAACACTATCGAAAATTACCAAATCTATTTTATGTAAAAACTTTTCAAATCTTTTGCGATTATTTGAAAAATAAAGAGGTTTGGGTTCGTTGTTGTGTGACATTGTGCTTTCACAAATAACGAATCTGTCAACAACACTATCCAATTCATTCAACCGGATTTCCAGCAGATCCAGTTCGTTATTAAAAGTGAATAAATCGTATATTTTCATTTTGTTAATACAAGCAATCCATTATTTTTAGGTGTGTAGTAGCTTATTTTCCATTGAGGATTGTCTCTTAAAAATTCCATAATGGCTGGAATCAGACCCAAATCTCGACCATCCTCCCCTCGCTCCCCAAATGTGAACACATCATGAAAAGCCAGATATTTTTTGGCTTTGTTTGCATGCAATTTGAGTTCCTGTTTGAGTTGTGTGTATGTGTGCCAAGTGTCGATGAATAGAAAATCGTATTCATCAATCTGTGTTTGGAGAACATCTTGAACAATATATTCATAATCCAATCCCTCTTTTTTCGCATATTCTTTGTGTTTTTCAAGATCCTGTGAATATTCCTTATCGTATGAAACCAATTTTTTAGGCCGAGCATTCAAAAACGTCCATGTTGAAATTCCCTTTCGAACCCCCATTTCACAAATGGTATCACAATTTATTGCATAACGTTCCAATACAGGCAAATGTTCGTGTATATCACTGGGGGTTTTGCAGTTTTTTATGTGATATTCATTTATAGTTTCAGGCACCTTTAATTCAGTTCCTAGGATATTTTTAACCGCATTCACTGTTCTTTCCAATGAGTATATGCTTCGATATGTGTCTTGGATTTTGCTATTATCAATATCCTTACTTTTTTCAAAAGCTTCGGCTATGCTCATATCATCTTTGAAAAGGAAAAGTTCGTCAGGAAGATCCCCAAATCCGATAAGTTCCTTGGTGCTTCGTTCCATATACACAGGAATGCCAGTATCTAATGCTTTGCATACAGCATAACAATTGATTCCTACATTTTTATTGTGAACCAGAAGGGAGGTGTGAGGAAGCAAATCAATATCCCGAGCAAAACCATCAGGTGCCAGTTGGGATCCTACTATTTTCACATCATATCCGTGATGTTTCAGATACATCAATTCTCCAGTTTCTTCAACAATGGCAGGAAGCGACACTATTTGTGTTATATATTTCTTTTCTTTGTGTTTGGTCTGGTGTGGTACCCAATTGGGGCAAAATTGGAATCCAAAAGTTTTAGCATCGGGATGGTTGCAAGTTTTAAGAATATCCAAATTACCAAATGATTTTAATTCTGCTTGCATTTGACAATCCCACCATGTTTTTTCGGCAAAAAGATCGTTAGGAATGATGGATACATATTTGTCATATCCATTCCAATCGTTGCTAAAATTTATATTTTTAAAATCAGTATAAACAATTTCTGGATCAAATGATATGTTTGCAATTACAAATTTGTTTTTTCTTATACCTCCTGGTGGAAATCCTAGTTGTTTAGTCAATTCTTCATTGGCCACATCAACTTGGATACCAAGCTCACGGAATGCCTTCCATAGATACAGAAGACAATCTTGATGGTGATTGAACATCAGGATGCGCATAATTTTTTATACTGATCGCCTGTTACCCATTTGGTTCCCCAGTACATCATATCCAGATACATAATATCTTCGAATTCCTCACTTGATGGTTTTGAACTCACACCTCCATCATGGGTGCAACTGGCTTCCGCCACATACCAAACCTCCCAATTCCTAGTTCGTGCTGTGAAACACCAGTCACTATCTGATCCTATTAGAAATAGATTTTCATCCATAATACCTATTTCATCCACCATTTTACTCCGCACTACGAAACATGCTCCATTTACCCAAGGAACCATTATACTTTGATTACACATGTCCAAAGATACTTTGCCTCCAATATGCTGACCATAGGGATATGCTTGAGTGCAGCCCCCATGAACTATGGTATCTCCATCTGATGCTATTTGCTTAACTCCTGCAATTCCACAACGAGGATGCGTATCCATAAACACTTCAAGATTGCGAAAAAACCCCTCGTGAACATAACAATCACTATTGATTAATAATATATATTCATATTTGTTTCGAAGAGCTTGTATTCCCTTGTTGTATGCTTTGGTAAAACCCAGATTATCCTTGCTATTATCGTGATAAAAAACTTCAACATCTTTCAATAAACTTAAACATTTTTCAGTTTGTTCTGGGTTTTTATACCCAACAACTACCACACCTATTTTCATATGGTTTTCAACCTTTCATCCACTTTATCAATTACATTCTTCCAGTCAAATGCTTTGCTTTGACGGATAATATGCATACTGGGATACCATATGCTTGTTTCCCCTACCATTCCCCATCTCCATTCAGGAAACCATGGAATCATAAGAATGGTAGGCACGTTCATGGCACCTGCCAAATGAGCTTGTAGAGTATCTATGCTTATCACCAAATCCAATCCTTTTATAAATTGAGAAGTTTCATATACAGTTTTAAAATTCTTTACAGGATTGGTTATGCCCAGCTTTTCATGATCATCTTCATATTCATCCTTGATTAGAGAATACCATTCAAATCGATCATTGTTTTTGATGAGATTGCGAAGCAAATCATAATCTTTTTCAAATATTGTGCGATATCTGTTGTATTGGTGGTTGTTGCTACCTGCCCAGCAAATTCCTATTTTTTTCTTTTCACCTTCTAGTTTTTTAGGTTCGATGATCAGATAAGGATCGTCATTTTGCATATCATCATTTGTTAAACCAAGCCGTTGCGGAATGCTCATGATGGGTAACCACACATCAAAATCGGTTGCATCTGTTGCATTTTGAATAATTTGTGTTTTTTGTTTGAGATGTGTCATCACATCATAAATGCGGGGATTGCACCAGTATTTGACATGCTTGAAGTGCTTTTTAAGCAGATGCAACCATCTTGCCGCCATAACATTATCACCCAATCCCTGTTCGGCGGCCACAAGTATGGTTTTGTCTGGCATGGATGTACCATCCCACATGGGTTTTTCCCGTAGAGGTTTTACTGCCCACACACCTTCATTTCTCACTTCATAACTTTTCCACGCTTCGGTATAATTTTTATCAAGAAATGTCATGTATGCCAAATACCATTTTTTACTGAAAAGATCTATTTTAAGATTTTCAAAAGTCTTTTTTGCTTGCAAAACCTGCTTGTTGAAAAGCTGGGCAATGCCCAAAGCAATGTTACAATGATGATTTTCTGGATCAATCTGTTTGCCCCTGTTAACCCACATGATTGCCTCTTCGTTTTTACCCACACTATTACAACTCAAAGCTATCTTCCAATAAAAGGATACCTCTTGAGGAAACATCTTAATCAATTCTATGTATGTTTCATATGCTTTCTCATACTTGGCCACATTGGTGTAAAGTTCTGCCAAAATCATCTGTTCTTGCGGTTCTGTTCCTGTGTAGATGTGATTTTCATAAATTTCCAAAGCTTCTTTGTTTTTGCGTTGAAACTTGTGCAAATTAAAAAGATTGTTATAAAATATTTTTTGTTTTGGATCCAATTCTATAGCTTTTTTATACATCTCCTCTGCTTTTTTGGTTTGTTCATCCTTCTCCAAAGCATTACCCATTGCACTATAACACATGGCTTTGTGTTCGGTTGTTTCATAAAGATCCACACATTTTTGAAAATAATTTAATGCCTTATCAAATTTACCATAAGACATAAATTGCATACCCATATCAAAGTATTTGTCTCGATTCATATCGTTCTATTTAAACACAGCATTTGATATTTCAACTTTTATGTTAAAATAGATCGAATGATTGATGTGCATAGCTTTCTTGCGAGCAACTTGGCCAAGCTAAATTATAACAAATACAATCAAACATACACAGCCTGCTGTCCGATATGCCGAGAAGGTGATTCTTGGTTAAAAAAGAAACGATTCTATTTTTACACAAAAACCAACAGCTGTTATTGTTTCAATTGCGGATATAGTGCAAAATTATTCAAATTGTATTATGATGTCACGGGCAAACCCGCAACCGAATCCAATTTTTTAACACAAATGCCTGAAGAAACTTCGGTAGAAATAGTTTCTGAAATATTGCCCAAAGATAGTGTTAACATTTTCGACACAACTCAAGTCTACAAGAATATAAAAAATCATTATTTCAAACAATGTCTGGAATATGTGACCAGTCGTCGATTGCATTCTGCAATCAATCGCCCCAAAACATTCTGGTTCAGTAGTGTGGATTTTACTCATAAAAACCGACTTGTGATTCCTTTTTATGATGTGGATGAAAAGATAGTTTACTATCAAAGTCGCAAGCTTCCTGGAGATGTTTCCGAAGTACCCAACTATTTGAGTAAAAATGGAGGAGACAGAAGTCTTTTCAACATCAATCAGGTTTCCGAACATCCCTACATATTCATATTTGAAGGTCCCCTAGACGCTTGTTTTTGTAAAAATGGGGTGGCTGTTAGTGGCATCAACAAAAGCAGAAACAACCTAACAGACAAACAGGAGGAACAGCTCAACAACTTTCCAATGCACACCAAGATTTGGGTGTTGGACAATCAGCATCAAGATGAAACAGCTCGAGAAAAAACCAAACAGCTAATCAAAACAGATCAGCAAGTGTTTGTTTGGCCAAGACATCTTCCCTACAAAGATTTTAATGAGATGTGTGTGGATCGAAAAACCAATCAGATCGAGATGGAGTTTATTCTTGCCAACACATTCAAAGGCATGCTGGCTTTGGGCAAAATGATGCGCAAGTGATTATTTTTCGCTCTTGCTGGCGATAAGATAAGCTTTGAGACGCTCACTCAGACCTGAAAGTTCCACACAAACTCGGGCAATCTTTTTGGTTTCGCTTTTGGCGATCTTTTCAAACAGGGTATCACAAGGAGCCACGTGCAATTGGGTTTGTAGCGAGTTGATATCGGGGCTATTGAGATATTGTAGAAACTTGTCGATATTTTTGATCCACGATTGCAACTCAATTGCCTGAGCCGAATTGGTTTGACGAGCCGCCATCTGTTCCCGAGTAACTGCTTTGATGTCGAATTCTTGCGGAGTTGTGTCTTTGTCCAGTTCCGAAGCCATGCTGTTGCGATCATCTGATGCTTCTGCAGTTTCAGGAGTTGGCGGGGCAACATCCACACCTTCCACTTCATCCTGCTCTTTGATCACATTTTTGAAATATTTGGAAAATACTGCCATATTAATATTTACAATTGGGTTAAATAATTTATATATGTTTAATGAAGATACCGAAATGATTTATAACAGGTGGGTAAGCGGTATAGCCTCCAGAGAACTTAAAGGTCAAACACTTACGGTAGATGATTTGGTTAAAAAGTTCAGTCCAGAAGGAGCTTCCATGGCACCCAAAACTCTTCCCTATCCTTTGGATCGGATTTTGGAAAGTTTAGCAGATAACTTTGTAAAATTAAGTGATTGCAAGATGATTTGCGAAATGAGCAAAAATAACCCCTTGATAGGCAGTAAGAAAGAGAAGTTACAACAGCTGGAACAGGTGATTGGCATGATACAAAAAGCACAAAAGATACTTGAAGAAACAATTATCCCTCTAAATAAAATTTTAGAGGGATGAAATGATTTTTAGAACCATAATATTTTTAAGCCTGCCCCTGAGTAGCATGGCACTCCTATTTTCTCTAGGAGTATCTTCTTTTTGGGTATATTCGTGGACACTATTGTTGTCGGTGGGATTGCAGTATGCTTTGGATTTCAGTTTTCAGAAATTTGCCATCATAAGATACGGCGCACAGATCAGACAAAACAATTTGGATATGGAAAAGGAATACAACAAACGAGGAATTGAGTTGAGCTGTCCTTGTGCAGAAAAGCATCGTTCTTTTGTTCCTGTGAATTTGGATTCGGCGGCAGACAACACTTATTTTTGTTCCAAATGTGAAAAAAACATATCTGTTTATGTTAAAATGGGAACTGCTCTCAATACCGAACCTGTGGTTGTGCAATCGTTGGAAGCACTACCTTTAAATTTGAATGAATAGCAACAATCTTCTTTTCCAAATCGCTAAAAGTGTCAACAGCAGTTCGATTGTTCTGCTTTCTGCATCAAAAAATGAAAATTGGATGGAAGATTTTGATCAGGATTTGAGCGAATTCTTTGTTAAAAAGGGTCCTGAATATTATAACTTATATAAAATATTTCGTACAAAAAAGAAAAACTTAAATGATAGCGAACGCATCATTTTGGACATTTTTGATGATCTTTTTCAAGAATATAAGAAATTAAGCATTCAAAAACCCGAGGGAATAGATCGAAAAAGTTTTGTGGTGCATAAAATTTACGAATCGGTCAATGCTGCATTCAGTATAATGAGCGAACTCAAAATAAAACTTGACGTTCCTCTACTTTTCTGTATTTTGGCGGCATATGTTCAACAATACCTCCACGATCAAAACCCTCAACGAAATCAACAATAATAAAACTGTAGTCTTGTATATGGATATTCAGAGCAGATCTGCTCGAATTGAAATGACTGGGGACGAATGGCAAGATATTCATGGTATTGTATCTCGACAAACCAAACACATTGCCAATGAAAAAACCATAGGATTGCGAATGATATTTCTTGGTCGAAAAGCTTTATTAACGGTTAATAAAAAAGAATATAAATGTCTGCAAGAAACAATTTTCACCCACAATCAAAATAAAAATAACAATTCAAAAGAACATGTGTCTATGCAAATGACATTGGGGGGAAGACCTGCTCGGGTTGATATGAGCAAATCCGAATTGGCGAGGTGGATTTGTCTGGTGGAAGCTGTTGATATTATTGAGCAAAAATGTTCAGAATTTGGTACAAATATGTCGGATAATTTTTGGATTCAACCAATAGCTATGCAGAAATATATGGATAGTCGATTTGAAACTATGTTGGATGAAGTGAATCATCACGAATTTGGAATTGATACCAAAATAGCTAATATGAACATCTTAAAAAGAAGGCAAGAAAACGAAAGTGCTAACGAATTGCAGGATGAGGAATTTGAAAATCGTTACTCGTCAGTGTGCACATCATAAGTTCCATATACATTATCGTTGGTTGTTCCGTTGTAATCGAAAACAAATCGTTTGGTTACTTGCTGTGCGCTATTAGCAAGAGTAGCAGGGCGAGGATTTGATGGCACATCCCCGCTTAAAGTTGCAGACAAAGTGCCATATCCTGTATTATCCATCACTTGCAAATTACCCGCCTCATTTGGAAGATTAATCTCTTCCGAATAGTCAAAACGTTTCATTTTCAAAATCCACACATAGTGACCTGCCAAAGCATTTATTTTACTATTATCACTATCCAAACGCTGAGTTATTTCAAAAAGCTTACCATCTCGATCTCCAGGGCGATCATTGCCATATTCCACTAGTTTCACCACATCTCCGCTCCGGGGCTCTTCTCCTGCTCCTATAGCAGTGTAGAAACTGCTGATATGAACCACCGCAGTAAGATAGTCTTGTGCATCAAACCCAAATTTGCTTAAAGTAAGATTATCCTCGTCCAAAGTGATGGCCATAATAATATCCTTGGGAGCTGGCCAATGTGATACAGGATCTTCCCCGTAAATGTTATCCGCACTAAGAGTGCTGTAGGGATTTTGCCAATAACTCATTTTTTGACCAAAAAGATCAATCTGTTCGCGCCAATAGTTTCCCACCACATCCCGTTCACATTCGTTGTTGTTTTTATCAGTAAAACGCAAAGGTCCCGGCGAGTAGTTGAATGGATATACCGATACACAACCAGTTCCCAGATAACGATCAATGCTCATTAGCTCTCCAATACATATATATTATTTTGTTTTCTTATACTTACGGGGGAACGTCCCAACTTGGTGGGTTTGTCCGTCAAATTTATACCATAAAACGCGGCTATTTCCAAGGCTCGAGGTTCACTTAAAACTCTTCGTCCTTTGCTTTTTTTCAACACACCCACCTCTTTGAATTTGTCGGTATTTGTGTGCATAGTGGGAACTGTTTGCACATGTTTTCGCAAGCCTGGATCTCTTATAATATCTTTGCGATGGCGAGGTTGTTTTTTCTTTTTAGTTTTTCCCATGAAGTCGCTCATGAACATTGCACCCAATCCCGAGTTGCTTGTTTGTTCGGTATAAATTTTGTCATAAGATTCAATCTTCAAATCGTTCAATTTGTCCAAATATCCAGAGTTTCTTAGTTTCTTAAAAACAAGATTTTCGATACAAAAATCGAATATTACAGTTTTATCATGCATACATTCTTTTCGAGCTTCTGCAAGTTTGCTACGTATTGTGTTTGCACGATTATGAATTTTTCTAAAAATTATCCGACAATCACTTGTTTTTAGCAATTTTATTAAAGAATCAATTTCATTTTTTATAGATTTAAATTTCTTCTCTACATTTTGTTCGTCAATTATAGGAGGATTGTATGTGGGTTTTTGTATCCATTTGTGATTTAACAAACTATATGTGGGTTTGCTGGGATATGCTTTAACAGAAATGTCTTCCACATATATCTCAACTGGGTGATTGCGAATGAGAATGTCATGGTTGAGATTCCATTTGTATTTTTCATTTTCAAAAAACCTTTTTACTATTTCACTATCCGCCTTTACTTTGCTAAAATCCAATCTCAAGTGCAAATCCAAATCGCTTTTCTTTGTATAGGTGTAATTGGTTAAAGAACCTGTCAATTCAATATCTTTTAAAGGAGCATTTGTTTTCAAATTTCTATAAAAATCCAAAGCCAAATTTACAAGTTTGTCTGCTACTGAAGAATCTAGAATAAAATTATCCCAAAATTTCTTATTTAAGATTTCATGATATTCAAACGCCATATATCTATTTAGTCAAAAAAAAACCCCCGTCAGTTAAACGGGGGTTTCTTTTAATTTTTTATTATCAGTTGGCTTGAAACAGGTTTTGATCACCTTTTCCACCACCCTTGATCACACCACCAACCACGTTGGCTTTTCCTTTGGTGCTGGTGGCTGCTCCACCTTTGACACCACTGCCAACCAAGGCGTGACCCCGTTCACCTTCGGTTCCAACTTTATCAGTCACTTTGGAATCACCACCCTTGCCAGCTTTGGCAAGACTGGATGCGGTGCTATCAACTTTGTTGCTGCCTGAAGAAACCTTGCTCAGTTCCAATCCCTTTTTGGCATTGACTAGAGCATGTCCCAAATCTTCTGCTTCCACTTCTTCTGTCGCAAATTCTTCATTATCTTCATTATCTTCACTAGAATATTCCATATCTTCGTCAGAAGCTTCCATATCTTCATCCGAACCTGCTTCATCAGGAATAAGATCCAAGCTTTGGAGCTTCTGTAGAAGTTCAATTGCTTTGGCAAGATGCTCGCGAGGAGTCAGTTCTTGATCAGCCCCAGCAGCCATCGGCGCTAGGTCGGTTGCGGCTTCTGGGTTGGGTGTAATGCCCAATTCAACATCATCTTCGGACATTACAGCTTCGTATAGTTTATCAAAGTTATTCATATTATTTATTTACCACTTTCCTTTGTATTTTTTTTAGTTTTATTAATATAACTAAAAAATTCTTCAATAGTTTCAGTGTGGCCATTAACTGCTGCCACCGTGAGAAGATTTACGAAATTATTCTTTCCCCAGAGAGTCTTGTATTCACAAAGACGCAAATAGGCTTCATCTTTGTTTTGTTTTACCAATTCTCCGACAATAAGTTCCACATTTTTGCTGTTTATAACAGCCTCATTTGCACTACTATATTTGCAAGGCTCGTAGTGATTGTCTTTTTGAAATTTTTTCACTTTGGGATCAATAGGTTCGGCGAGTTGTTTGAGATCGGGACCGCTATCTTTATGTGCAAAATCTTGTAATTTGGGATCCAAAACAATCTTTTTGTTTGTTACCAGCTCAAAAGGTTCTCCCCCTTTTCCGGGTTTGGTGCCAAATTTGGCTTTGGGATCTGATAATTTTTTGCTTTTCTTGGCTTCATTAAGCACAGAAGCTTCTTGATCAGCAACTTCCAGAAGCATTTTATGATAAACTGCTCCTATATCCAATAGTGTATTTGCGTTACTTTTAGGCATACCGTACTTCTTCATATATTTACTCTTTTGGTTCATACATTAAGTATTTATATCTTATGAAAGCAAATGATAGATATTTGGGAAATAAAAATTTGCCCACTCCTCAAGCAGAGTTTGAATATACACCTGCAATGATAAAAGAGATGGGCAAGTGTAAAAATAATATTTTACATTTTGCGGAAAATTATTTCTTCATTGTTAATTTGGATGTGGGACGCATACAAATCAAACTGCATCTTTATCAAAAGAGAATTCTAAGAAGTTTGCGAGACAATCGTTTTGTTTGTCTTCTATCCAGTCGTCAAGCAGGCAAAACAACTGTGATGACCATTTATTGTTTGTGGTTGGCTTGTTTTCAAAACGATCAAAGAATTCTTCTTGTTGCTAATAAAGAGGAAACTGCTAAAGAAATATTTTCCCGAGTTAGACTTGCTTATGAAAATCTTCCCAATTTTCTAAAACCTGGAGTAACAGAATATGGCAAAACAGCCATGGGATTGGCAAATGGCAGTCGAATCAGCATAAGCACCACCTCTTCTGATGCAGGTCGAGGCAGTTCAGTCAATTGCCTAATTATTGACGAGTTGGCTCACATCGACAACAGCATGGTGGAAATGTTCTGGTCTGCTGTATATCCCATCATTTCCTCATCAAAACGCAGTAAGATTTTTGTTGCCAGCACTCCGAATGGAACAGGCAATTTGTTTTATCAGCTTTATACTGACGGAGAGCAGGGAATTAACAATTGGAAAACTGAACGAGTGGATTGGTGGGAAGTGCCCGGGCGAGATGACAAGTGGAAAGAAAATACAATAAAAAGTTTGGGCAACCGAGAACTTTTTGATCAGGAATTTGGAAATGAGTTCCTACAGGAGGGAGAATCTGCGTTGGATGGAGACACTTATGAAAAATACAAGAGTGGATGCAGTGATCCTTTATTTGTGTTTGAAGAGGGAAAATATAAAATATGGGAACAGCCTCATAAAAATGGAGTATATGTGGCAGGAGTAGATGTGGCAGAAGGTGTGGGTCAAGCTAGTAGCGTGGTGCAGATATTCGATTTGGCCGATCTTTCCAGCATACGGCAAGTGGCGGTTTTTCGAGACAATTCAATTACTCCTTATAACTTTACCACCAAATTATTGGAAATACTCAACCAATGGGGCAATCCTCCTTTGCTAATCGAACGCAACAATTGCGGAGCACAAGTGGCAGATACTCTTTTTGAAAATTACAACTATGATCCTATGATCAGTTACGCTCAAGGCAAATCTATGGAAAAGCCTGGAATTTTCACAAACACAAACACCAAATATCAAGCAGTAATCAATATGCGCTATTGGATCAATGAAATGCGATCCATCGTCTTTCGAGATTTGACAACTCTAAATGAGTTGAAAACATTTGTGCGATATCCTAATGGAACATGGGCGGGACGAAAAGGAAATAATATATTTGACGATTGTGTGATGAGTATGGCCATGGCACTTTTGATACTATCCGATTCCATTGTGGAAAAGTATTACGAAGTTACTGGAAGGGACAGCAACAATCGTCCCAGTAGCATCATTCCTTTTAAGAAAAACGAAGGAGGGGGTTTCAGGTTTTCTGGAAAAGATGAAAACTTACCCAATATGCCCATCCTATTTTCAACAAAAGACATGGATGAAAAGGACGCAGAAATGGATTATTATACCCAAGAAGGATGGAAACTTCTTTAAATACTAATATGTCTCTTTTATACAATCAGGCGATGCTCAACAAAACACGTCGTGATAAATTCATCATGGTTGTTACTCCTCCTGAAATTCTCCGACCTATTGTAAATCAATACGAACGTAACAATTCTAACGTAAATTTGGACTCTTTTCAGTTTTCAGTATATGGTGTGGTAGTTCCCACCATCAGCATTCCCGAGGTGGAAACCAAATATGCAGGACAAGTTTTGAAAGTGTCTAGTCACGCTCGACCTTCCTATGGAAATGTATCAGTTAATTTTACAGTGGACAATTTGTTCAATAATTACTGGTTTGTATATTCTTGGCTTAAAATTCTAAATGATGATAAAATAAGCATACCCAATGCCAAACAGGACAATATGGATCCCAAATTAAACGAATATGGAACAACCATAACCGTCTATGGCTTAGATGAATACAATAATAATAAAATAAAATTCGAATATACTGGAGCGATACCTGTTGAATTGGGGGGTATCAACTACAATTATAGAGATAGTAGTGAAGCAGAAAGCACATTCACTTTCAGTTTCTTTCAATTTCAAGCAACTCTAGTATAAATAAACCAAAAAAAATCATTAAAAATTATAAATAATTTATATGCCTAAGCGTACAATTCAAAGTCCTGGTGTTGAAATCAACGAAATCGATCTTTCATTACGTCCTCAAATCAACGTTCCCACAACGATGTTGATTCCGGGATTTTCTCCTCAAGGTCCTATTGATGAGATAATCCAACCCACCACCTTGAGTGAATTTGAATCAATTTACGGAAAACCCACAAATGCCGCAGAACGTTATTTTTATCATACCGTAAAGGCCGCTTTTCAAAGCCAGACCGAAGTGTTGGTGAGTCGCATGTCATATGGTAGCGGAAGTGGTGCAGGATTTACCGATTCGTTTTCTGCTCTCGTATATCCTGTCACAAGCTACAATGGTTCGTATCAAACCGATCAGGGAATCGTGGCTGCAACAGGTGGTGTGGGTCTTTCTGGAGCCAATACATATTTCTTGGGTCAGCCCACACAGATTCAATTGAATTCTACTGAATATCAAAGCATTCTGAATGGTTCCGCTTTCACCAGTTGGAAAAATTCTCCCACACAATTCAGCTTCACCAGTACTGGGGGAACAAAACTCACACAATTGGCAAATGCTGGATTGATTATTCTCAATAAAGCACAAACAAGCATAAACAACAAGTTTGAAGGATACTATGTTGGAACAATTGACAACACCAATCTCAATCCTGCAACACAATTTGATGGAATTAATCGAGTCAATAGTATCGATTCTCGTGCAGAATCCACTTACAACTTCCTACAAGTTCCTTCCACAAGGTTGAATTTCCCTCTCAGTGCAACCCAATTTGGTACGGGAAACAGCATCAGTGAGATCATGGAAAACATTCCCCCATTTGACATCAGTACCCGTCAATTTGATGATACTCTTGTTGTGGGATTGTTCAAACTGCGTCAAAGTGTGTTCGCACCAGATGTTATCAGTTTGGATTATATTCTTTCGGAAAGTTATGTGGGATCTCTAGATTATTGGAGACAAATCAATAGTGAAAATGGAGGCGCACCCATAACATTCTTTTTGGGAACGAGAGAAGACGATAGTCCCAACATGTCGGTTCTAATCAATCCGTTTATAACAAACAGAAACACTCAAACTTGGTTGAATAGTGCAGGCAATCCCAACAAAAAGGTTCGGATGCTAATACCCAATCTTGCAAATCCTTTAGATTCTAACGGATTTGTGGACACAGAAACAACTTATGAAACCCGAGTGGGTGCACCCAGTGCTGTTGTTGCGGGAATGCTAACCAATGGCATACTCCGACGGTCAGATGCTCTCTATCCCTTCGGCTCATTTGACAGCACTGTTACCAGCACCAAGTTAATCGGAAGCGTTCCCACCAAATTGGAACGGGTGTTTTCTCTATTGGAAAATCCCGATCTTTACAATCTAAGTTTGACCCTTGAAGCAGGGCTGGGAACCATCTTTGCTGCATCTACATACAATAAAGATATTTTGAGTGGAGCAGATGTGTTTGATGACACAATTCCTCTTGATATGAGTGGATTTTACAGAACCAATAATGAAGCTTTGGATGGATATGCTCTGGCAATTCGAGAAAACTATAATACAGTAGCTAGTATATTCACCAACTTTGCACAAAATATTCGCAAAGACCACTTGTTTATTGCCGATCCTCTTCGCAACATCTTTGTACAAGGAGAGAATAGCAAGGTTATCGATGATGAAAGTAAAAATTTCAATCAACACATCTATTGGCCTTTGCGTCATCTCTATTCGTTGCTAAACACCAGCTATGCTTGCACCTATGCCACCTGCCCCAAGGTATATGATGATGGATTGGGACGGCAAACATGGGTTCCTTTCTCAGGATTTGCAGGCGCAGCAATGGCAAATACTGACGATAACTTCCAACCTTGGTATGCTCCTGCAGGATTTACACGAGGTGTTCTACTTGGTGTGAATGATCTTGCTGTCTATCCCACCCAAAAACACAGGGATCAGCTCTACAAGATCAATCTAAATCCTGTAGCATTTTTCCCTGCAGAAGGATTTGTTATCTTTGGTCAGAAAACTCTTCTAAAGAAGCCCAGCGCATTTGATCGTATCAATGTGCGCCGATTGTTTCTGTATCTAGAAGTTGCCACAAGAAATACTGTCAAATTCTTCCTGTTCGATCCAAACACATTGTTTACTCGAACACAAGTAATCAACGTTCTAACACCAATATTCGAATTGGCAAAGAATACCCAAGGTGTTTACGACTACCTTATAATCTGTGACGAAAGGAATAATACCCCTGACGTGATCGATCAAAATGAGCTGGTTGTAGACATCTATATCAAGCCTGTGAGAGCCGCCGAGTTCATCTTGGTCAACTTCTACGCAACTAGAACAGGTCAAGACTTCCAAGAGTTGGTGTCGTAATTCACGACTAGACGTTAATCTGTCAAAATATAACTTGCAAGTACCACAAATACTTGCAAGTTGTATTTCATATCCGATCAAAGCTTAAAAAATTATATAAAAAATAATCTGTTTACCAAAACGGATAATTTAGAGTCTGGGATTGCGGTAATATGGTATTTTTAAAAGTATACACTAAATAAGACTGTGATCAAAGTTATCAAAGTGTACCAAGAACAATCATACGATCCTTCCGCATTCATTACCCTTGCTTTGGAGTGCAGTGCTCAATTCAAATTGTTTCATTGGAAAACTTCTAGTTTTGCTCAACACGAAGCTTTCGATATAATAGGTAAAGAAACTGCAAAATTGTTTGACCGATTAGTGGAAACTCTATTGGGCCGTTATCGCAATTGTCCACATGTGCCTGTAACATTGCAACTTGTACCCTATTCCGAGGAGAATATTTTACAAAAAATTAACCAGTATCTGGACGTTTTAACAGGAAAAAATGGATCAATTTTGAATCCTCAAGACAAGGATGTGCAAAATATTGTAGAAGAAATCGTTGCAAGTGTAAATAAATTGAAGTATTTGTTAACTTTAGAATAAATAATATATATGGCCGATACCCAACAAACAATTCAAAGCTTTTACAGAGTAGTAACCGAACGGGATTTCTCTCGTAAATTTAACTTCCGTGTTATCAACATCAATCCAGGAGATTCCAGCAGTCAAGTATATAATGAGGATGATCTTGTTTATGTTCGAACAGCTTCTCTTCCTGCTCGGGAAATCACTGAAGTAACCGTTCCTTTTATGGGATTGGATTTTCATATTCCTGGTAGTGCAAAATATCCTGGTTCAGAATCTTATGCGATGGAATTTTATTGCGATCAAAAGAGCAATCTTCGTCAAAAGTTTGAAGATTGGACTAGAGATGTGTTTGATGACATCACCAGCACAGGTAATTATTTTGCAGCCAAACAAACTTCTGTTATAGATTTGGTGCAACTTGATAACCAATTGAATCGCACAAGCCAATATCAATTGGTTGGAGTATCTCCCCGCAACGTGGGACCTCTGGAATATGATATGACCAATGGGGGTGAATTTGTAACATTTACCGTAACTGTCGCCTATCAATATTTCCGCAGAACCTTCCAAAGTTAATATACTCGTCTAAATATTACCGGAGGATATTAGTATTAATAACCCGGTAACAGACGCAATTCGTGGATTGCAAAGCAATGTTCGTGGCTTGGCCAATGGACAGAATCCTCTATTTGCCCCTCAGTTAACCAGTCTTTACGGTTTTAACATACCAGGAGTTCCTCTTGTTAGTGCACAAGAGTACTTTTTGGTTCAAATGGAAAGCTGGTTTAGTTCAATTCCCCTGAATAGCCAATGGGTAGTTTTGATTGATCCGTATCCAAAGGCAATATCAACAGATATTATTCAAAATCTCGAATACGTTGGAGGAGATAAAAAAGGATGGGACGTGTCTCAACCCAAGGGAATTCTTACAAGCTATTTTTATCAGAAGGTTATGGGGTGTCTTTTCGCACAGGGAGTGAATATTCCCAATGAAAAATACGAAGTTCAAAATCTAACAATCAAAAATAATCGAGGATTTGTTCCTGGTCTTATTGCTGGAGAAAGAACTGGTTATACTGGATTGCCTCTTGTGATAGAATTCCGAGAAACCAATACATCTTTTATGGATATGGTGATTCGTCCGTGGCTCATATTGGCAAGTCACTATGGTTTTGTTGCTCGTCCAGGGGGTGAGAATGACATACGCAACATAAAATCAACAATTACCATCATGCAGTACACTCGTTCATTCCAAAGAATAAGCCAAATACCTCGAAAAGTATGGACTTTTTATAATTGTGTACCCACAGGATTGAGTGATCAGAGCTTGAGCTATTCACCCGATAGTGAATATGAAAAATATCAAACATTTTGGACATACACAAACTATACAGTACATTCCAATCTGTACCTAGCTCTTCCCAACATCATTAATCGAATCAGTAATGGTACAGTTCCCAACATATCACCTTTTCAGAATGGTAATAGCCTAACCACTTCCAATCTTCCTAGTAATCCATTAGGTTTCTTCTAATTATGAAAAAATTTCTTTGCAAGGTACTCATACCTTCCACTGGAAAACATGTATATTTCCAAGAAATAGACTTTTCCACGAGCAAAACCATCAGCAAGTATATAAAAAACAATGATGTCTTGGGGTTTTCCCGATGTTTAGAAGATGTTGTAAAAACAAATGCACAAGAAAAGATAAAATATAATAATTTGGACATGTTGGCAATTTTATGTCAGCTTCGATCCTATTGTTATGGAGATGTTATAACATTAACAGGGAGAAATGAAAAGGAACAGCCTGTTTCCTGCAAACATTACATTAATCGCATTTTAAATTTCACTTCGGATATAAAAGAATGTCAAACAGAAACCTTTTGCACAAAAAATATAGAACTTTGCGTGGATATTCCTTATAATTTGATTTCCGATGCAACATTTGATGTGATATCTCGCAACATTCAGTATCTAAAAGTGGACAATGAGCAGATAAATTTCGAAAATATTAAAAATATTGAAAAGGAACAGCTTCTAGGAGTGTTGGATGCATCCTTTTCAGGCAAAATATTAAAATATAATCAAAAAATAATAAAGATTTTGGAAAAAATTACACTATTTGAAGAAATGGACATTAAAGATTTTAAAAATATAACATTAAACCCTTATAATGAGAGCATTGCACACTATCTCCTAACCATTTTCAACTATGATTTGATGAATTTGTATGAATTGGAATACATTTTGATAAGAAGACTTAGGTTTTCTCTTGCCGATCTGCAAAACATGACAGTTAATGAGGCAGAATTGCATCTCAATCTGTATAAAAAGGAATTACAGACAATGGAAGATATGCAAAAAAAGAATAACACTTGAAAACAATACAACTTGAGTAACTAATTCTATGGCAGAACTCAATTTGGATAAAGTTTTAGGAAAATTAAAAGAATACTCAAATTCTGATAAAATTGATTGTTTGGTTTTGAGTAAAAAGGAAAACAAATCATTCACATCTCTTACAGCCAAACAGCAAAAAGATCTGATTGAAGCGGCTGCATCTGGATCCAAGGCAGCATTTCTTTATCCCAAAGCGATAAACACAATCCTATTGGAAAATTGTGAAGATAGAAGCTTATTGGTTAGTGATCGTGCTCTTATCGTATTGGCTTTGCGAGTACATTCGTTTGGTTCTCTTCAGAAAATAGAAAAAAATGGCGAATTTATTGAAATAAATCTGCAAAAAATATTGGACAATTACGATAAAGATATTGATATAAAATATACAGAAACATTTTCACAAGGACCGATAAGCATAAACTGCAGTGTTCCCACCATCGAGCACGAAAATAAAGTTTTGGATTCTTATCTCAAATATCGTTCTGCAGAATTTGAAAATGACTCTAAAATACACAAATTGCTCAGTGAAATCTATATACTGGAAATAGCCAAGTACATTACCAGTATAGAAATAACAGAAAAGGAGCCAATTGTGTTGGATCTGAAAACACAAACGGTTAGCCAAAACATCAAAACAGTGGAAAGCCTTACAGCTTCATTGGTTCAGAAGATTTTGGGATTTATTGCAAATATCAAGAATTTGGAAAATAATATCACCCAACAGAAGGTGGGTGAGCAAATCGTTGATCTGAACCTAGATACTTCTTTCTTCTCTAACGTCTAAAAAGATATTTTTTATTAAATATTTTAGATGACCAATGATGAGAGCATTAACCTGCTATCTTCGCTTTCCCAAGCAATAGACAAATTGGCATCTTTTGAGAAAAAAGATGCTAAAGGTAATACCATATCTACCGATGACGGAGATGTGAAATCCACACTCTCCACGAATGAAAAAAACCGATGGGCAACCATTTCAAAAATCCTAGCTAAAACATTCAAAGATGTGCTTTTCCCCAAGGGAGAAGAAAAGGTGGGACGACCAGAATTTCGAACAAAAGACAAGATAACCAAAGATGTGGCAATGCCTCCAATTTTTGAAAAGTTAAAAGAGAATAAATTTTTAAAATATCTTTTGGGTGCATTAGCATTACTGGCAGGAATTATTGCAGGGTTTATTGCTGAGATAGCAAATTTATTTAGAAGATTAAAACTTTTTATACGAGAAACAAAATTAGGAAAGCTTCTTGAAGGTATTTTCAAAGAATTAAAGTTAAAATTTTTAGAACTTTTAAAACCTATACGTGAAACAAAATTTGTAAAATTTATTGAAGATGCTTTAAAAGAAAAGGTTATTAAACCTATAGCTAATTTTTTTGAAACAATAGGACGTGTTTTTAAAATAATTGAAGGCGGAAAAGGACCATTACTCATTCTTAAAAAATTCCCAACATTATTCAAGTTTTTTGAAGAATTTATTCGAAGTTTTTTTAAGATCATGGAATTAGGGATAAAAATAGGAAGAGGAATCGGAAAGTTCGTACCATATCTCAATATTATTCTGGCTGTTTTTGAAGTTGGTTATGGATTGTATCAAGCTTTCACAGATTCAAAACTAGCAGACAAATCATTTCTTCAAAAGATTATAACAGGATTTACGCAAGGATTATTAAACTTTTTTGACTTCTTTGAAATTTTTGGATTGGATTTGTTTAAGTTTGAAACTATCCGAGATAGAATTGAAGCCATATTCAAACCATTTCGGGAAGGAAAATGGTTGGAAGGATTGTTACAAATAGGAAATCAACTTTCATCTGTAATCATTTCTATATTTGGAAAGATAGCTGGCTGGATTATAGGTTGGTTTGATAAAGATTTGGGTGAAAAAATAATGGCATTTTTTGATAGATTTGATTTAGTGAAATTTTACGAAGCTATTTCAAAAAGAATAGCAAACATTTTTGAACCGATAATGAATCTTTTCAATTATATAGGAGAAAAAATCAGTCCGTACATAACTACAATATTAAATCTTTTGGGGGGTCCTGTTATGTGGGCATTCGAACTTCTTAAGAAAACGTTTGAATATATTGCTCCTTTAATGAAAAAAATAGGTTCTTTGGCATCTAAATTTTTTAGTTATATAAAGAACTTTTTTATTATGATTTTCGATAGTATAAAATCTTTAGCTGACAAAATATCCAAGATTCCTTTCATGAAAAAAGTAGGGGAGGAATTAAAAGCCATAGCATCAGAATCACAAGTAACAGAAATGCCAACACCAGTAACTGCCATAAAAACAGAAAATATAGTAACTGGAAAACAATCTAGTTCTCCATTTGAAAATATTGTTGATTCGGAAAAAACATTTGATATGAGTAGTTTTAACCCCGAATCCACATTTGATTCAAATACTTTTTCCGATTTTGGAAGCAGTTTGGATGAACTAGGTCAGCAAAATAAAATTACAAATAGAATCAATGTGGATCAGTTGCGCGAGTTTAAAACATTAAATCAAAAATTTGATACTCTTATTGCCCAACTATTGAATAGCAGGAATGTCATAAACAATGTGGTTACACAAACATCTTCCAACAGCTTCCCACAAGCCACATCTGTGGCAGATATGAGGAATTCACACCGCTAAAAGAGGAATAATATGCCAGAAACTAACGGAGATATTTGGAAATTTACAGACAATCCTATCGATTACGAGGGTAGTGGCAACACAGCTCCCCCAATTTTGGTTGGATCGGGTTTTTCTACAAGTGCACCCGGATCTCCTGGATTGATAAAAAGCATAGGCGTGGGTGGATCTAAATTTCCTGTAGATGTTGTTAATGGATTTTATTGGACACACACACCTTTGACAAAACGAGAAGAGGTGCCGTTTATTTATTTGAGTGAAAAGAGATTAAAAACAAATGCTCTGATAGCTCAAGCAGCATATAATATAATGACAGCTGGTGCTTTAGGACAACGAGGAGTGGGTATATTTGATAAAGTCGCAAATACAAATTTAACAGAACAAATACAAAAATTAAGAAATTTTTTACAAGCGGCAGGAAATTCTAGTAAATTGGGAAGCACATTAGGAGGTCTTATGGCGGGTATAAATGAGGTTTTTTCAAACGATCCTTTCAGTTTGCCTCGTACACAAGGAGCCAAGAATGTTTTGGGTGTTTACCAAGGTCTTTATGTCACCGAACCCACTGGATGGGAATACACCCTTCCATATTTTGAAGATTATCAAAATGGTGTTAGTAACAATTTCA